TCATTTCTGATCAAGCAGATGACCAATGCCAGAAATCAACGTGAACAGCATCACGATGAATTTAATGGCATGACATATTCGGAATGGTGGGTGGAAAATGCCAAAGTCCGGAACGGCTACAAAGAGCCTAAGCAAAATGCCAATGAGGTAAGAATAACATCCGGTACTGTGATGGAAAAGACTAATTCCATCGTTGCATCATTGCTTAACCTGAACCTTGAGCCTAATATTGAGGGTTATGACCAAAGAGGCAGTTTGGTTGACCATGCTGGTAAGCTGGCAGAGGACTTGGTGCTGAAGTCAAATGAGTTGGAAGAGCCTAGCTATGATGAAAAGGAATCATTTATTATTGATGAATACTGTACACAGGGTACAGTCTTTACTGAGGAAACCACTAAGGAGTTTGTCATCCCACAGAAAACTGTTACTGAGCTGGATTTAAAAGAGGCTGACAAGATAAAATGGGAAGAGGGCATGGAGAAGTATTATCGTTATTGTGATACCAATATATTGATAGGGCTGAATGTATATCTTGGCAATATCAAAGAGCCATTTATACAGAAACAGCCTTTTATTTTTACTCGCAGGCTTATCCCAAGAGAAGAGGCAAAGGCTATGTTCGGCAATTGGTCAAGATGGGAGAATGTACCGCAGAATCAGGAACAGTTTATGGCTACAAGGGATGATACTGATAATAGACAGTTTAACAATTGGACACTGGAAAAGTTTGATTCTCTTTTTGTGGAGGAGATAAATTTTCAGGACAAATGGGGCAATAACTATATGAAACTGCTGAATGGGGTGATGATGTTCCCTGTTAAAAAGGTCGGTAGCCGATATTCCACTATTCCTCTTTCTGCCCTTGTGGGTGCTTGTGTTTATCCGGTTGCTAAAGGTGATTATGAGATTATAGGGAATTGGGCTTATTCTCGCAGTGTCCCATCAAAGAATATTACTGACCAGACACTATTTGATGAGTTCTTAAGGTCAATGATAATCAAAACTCGCCAGTCTTATGATCCTCCGATTGCTAATCAGACTGGTGAAGAGCTTAGTGATGACATTTTTTATCCTGGCACTATATGGGATGATGTTAATCCTGATCAGATAACACCTCTGATTGATACGCAGGGTGTAACTCCATCTGAGTACAATATGTCGCAGTTTCTTGCAAAGATGATTGACCGGAAATCCGTATCTCCATCTTTTGAGGGGCAGGAGGGGCAGAAAGGTCAGACAGCTACTGAAGTTTCTATACAGCAAAGACAGTCAATCAAGAACATGGCTCTTGCTGTACAGGGATTGGTGGGGTATGTGAAACAGCGTACTATGCTTAGGCTGTACAATATAATCAATACATGGACATTGCCGGATAAACTGAAGAACAATGTCACTCAGATGGTGGATGAGTATAAGACAATCACAGTTGATACCAGTTTGGATGGCGGTGATGGCAAGCGTATAATCAAATTTACAGAAGAATTACCTTTGGAACAGCAGGCTCAGGCTGAAAGCAGGATATTATCAAAGGTAAAAGGCATGAGAATACAAAAGGATTATGTGAATCCTGTGATATTCAGGCAGGCATTAAAATATTTTTGGAAGATAGATGTAGTACCGACACCTAAATCAGATTCAGCATTGAGGATTGCACAGTTCTCAGAATTCGTTAAAAATGCTATGGCATTAAGCCAAGCTCTAGGTGTTCCATTGCAAGGTGAGGAAATAATGAGAAGAATGGCAATACTTAACGATGAAGATCCTGACAAGATTATTCAGGAACAGCAACAGCCACAGCTTCTGCCAGGCGGTCAGGGTGCACCTCCTCCTGTAGCTGGTGGTCAAGGTGCTCCAGTCAATCCTCAACAGCTCCAACCCAAACAACAGCCACAGCCTAGTGTTAATACAACAGTAAATGCCTGATGGCAAGTTGATTTATTTGTAATTTATGTGGCAATAGGTTATATCTTGTTTGTGGATTGTTAAATGGTTTCGTAACTACCTAAAAAAGTTTCGTGAATATAATAACAAAATTTTTCAAAAGTCTGTTGCCTAAACCTGCTCCAAAAAAAGAGAGAGGTTTTTTGTTTCTAAATGACAATATCAGGAAGGTGCAGGGTGAGGAGCTGAATAATATCAAAATCACTATCCGGAATTATGTCGGTGATGATATTCTGACTAGGTTAATCAGCTCTAAAGCCAATCAGATCAAGGATGAGGCTATAAAGAAATGCCATAATATAATCGAGGATGCAGATTCACTTGAGGATGCGGTCAAAAAAGCCGGACTGATTATGCTTGGTGCTAGTTTTAAGGTGAAAGGGCTTAATGAATTGGTAGAAGAGATAAGGTTTTTTGCTCGAAAAGACACGCAACCTGAGCAACCAGTTAATCCGCATGAACATATTTAATAACTTTTTATATCATGAAAATACAATTAGACACTGTAAATAAAACCATTAAAATCGAGGATGATGTTGAGCTTAAGGAGCTTATTAAAGTATTGGAAAAATTATTGCCCAAAGGCTTGTGGAAAGAATATACCCTAGAGGCTAATACTGTTATTCAGAATTGGTCACAGCCTATTATTATTGAAAAAAGAACTCCATATTATCCTACTCCTATTTGGTTCAGTGTGAATAAAACAGATCCGCATAAATATGAAACCACATGCCAAACTGATAATAAAACATTGGCTTTGGATAAAGGAGTTCATAATGTTGAATTTAATCAATCGCCAGCTTTATAAAATGGAAGAAAAAACCCAAAATCAAGTCATTGAGCCTAAGCCTAAGCTTACCAGAGCCCATAAGCGATTGATGCACTGGTGGAATCAGTTGGTCAATGTGCATAATGGGAGAAAGGGCGGTGCTGGGGCATTTACAAGGCAGTATAGATTTGGCTTTCCGTTGAGAGCCAAAGATCATCCGGTTATACATTATCCAGTTAAAGCACCAAAACCAACATTATGATAAACAGAATTCTATTCCGTATCTTTATATGGCTAGGCAGAAAATTCTTCACAAAACAGGAAGTGTGGAGGAGCAATAAATCAATCAAACATAAAAATTATAATCCCAGACAGCCTGACAACATTGATGTAATAACTTTCAGCAATATTGATAATTGGCAGAGAAAACACAAAAGGTCTAAAAAATATTTCGGTATTCCCACTCCTAAACAAGTCTAATATGAATAAACACTTAATTGAAATCATAATCGGAGTAATGTTTGCCCTTGTGCTTATTGGAGCATTGGTGGGCTGGATAGCATGGATAGCAAGATTAGCAACTTAATTTTAATATTATGATCAAAAAATTTATATTCCCTTATGCTGGTTCAGATGGCAGATGCCATGATTGTGGTGTATCTGCCGGAGAATGGCATCATGAGGGTTGTGATGTGGAAGTATGCCCACACACTTTTAAGCAGCGTTTGACTTGTGATTGTGGGCATTGTGAAACATTGCTATTGCCTGCCAAAGTGCCATTTGGCTTTGAAGAAAAAGAAGTGAGAGATCGTGCTCAAAAACAATAATTTTAATTTCTAACTATCAATCATATGTTTGAAAATGTAGAACTACCAATTAAATTCGATGACAAACCTGTAAAGGTCGGTGATCAGTTTAAGTTTATCCCTAATGGGATAGTCCATACTGTTGTATTCAGGGAGAAAAGCCTTAGATTTTTGTTTGAACTAGAGAGTTCTGACAAGAAAGAGGACAAAAATTATGTCCGGCTTGTCACTTTGGTGAAATCACCGGAGAAATGGGAGAGATATGATAAAAAAGCTGAGGAGGCTAAACAGAAAGAAATAGAGAAAAAAGCTGAGGAAGAAGAAAAGGCTAGGGCTGAGGCGGTAGAGAAATCCAAAGCTGAGGCTAAGGAAAGAGAAGAGAAAGGGGAGGAATAATATCAAATAACATCAATATTATGCCAACTGAAAAAGTAGGAGGAGGTTATCGGTGGGGTAAAAAGGGGAAGATTTACAGAGGGAAGGGAGCTAAGGCTAAGGCTGAAAAACAAGGTCGTGCAATTCGTGCCAGTGGTTATAAAAAGAAGTAATTTTATTATTTAATTATTAATATTATGTTTCAATACATAAATCCAACAGATGAGCAAAAAGCTCAAATGCAAAAATATAGAGATAAGTTTGAGGAACTATATCAAGAAATAGCTGATGATGTTGAAAATTCTCGTGGGAAAAGTCTTTGCTTAACAAAGCTTGAAGAAGCGAGCTTTTGGTTAAATAAAGGGATAACAAAGAATGATGGATCTGCTAATTGAATAGAAACCAAACTCTCCCCTTCAAAATAAAGGGGAGGAATTTGTTTTTTATTAACTAACACAAAAATATTATGCCAAAAGTATATGATGCAGAAGGCAATGAACTTGCCGAAGTCACCGATGAAGATATGGGGAAGTTAGCAGATCTTCTAAAGGGTGATGAAGAGGGTAAAAAAGAGCTTGAAGAGAGTAAGGAGAAGCTTGAAGCTTTGCAAACTGAACATGATGAACTCAAGGAAAAGTATGCAGGCTTAGAGAATAAGGATTTTAATTTCCGTAAGTTTGAGAAAGCCAGTGAGGAAGAAAAAGAGAAATTGCTGGAGAAGATGACTGAGATTGAGAAAGCTGCTGTTATTAAAATATCAGAACTTGAGAGTGAGATAAATACTGGCAAGAAAAATGAACAGGATAGCCTGAAAGCAAAGGCTATTGCTGCTTTATCTGCCGGAGATGAAGAACTTGGGAAAGAACTTGAAACAGCTTATGAAAAGTCTTTGGAGTTCGGAGGTGCACCAAAGACACAGGAAGATGTTATTACTAGGATGAATGAAGCATATCGTTATGTTAAAGGTGTTACACCACCTGTTAATGCTTTGAACCAATACACTCCAAACACTGCTGTGATCGAAGAGAATAAAGATGTCAGATTTACTGATACTGATAAGGGTAAGGCTATGTTGCAGGAGAATTTTCCTCATCTGTACCCCAAAGAAGAAAAAAAGGAGGAAAAGAAAGATTAATTTATAATTTAATATTTAATAATTTAATATTATGGAAAATATAGACAAACTTAGACAGGAGTATGAAGATAAACACCCTGAAAACAATAAGCCTCTTCCAGCTTGGGATGAGGAAGAATTAAAGACTAAAATCTCTGAATTAAAGCCTAAAACAGAGAAAAAGCCTGAAAAGCCCACACCTCCTCCGGCTTTTGAGAAACCAGCAGAGGAAGCTGAACCTGCTCCGGCTGTACCGACTACTCCTCCTGAAGAAGGTGGAGCAAGTGAGGATGATGGTAAGGATAAGACTTATAAACTGACAGAGGAGCAATTGGCAAAGATTATGAGTGGTGAAAGACCGCAGAATATCTTTGAAAAGGATTTAGAGCCTGTGGAAGAGGAAGCTGAAAAGCCAAGAACTTATACTTGCATGATTGCCCTTTATCAAAAAGATGCTGATTCTCCGGTTGGTGTGGTCACTGATTTAAAAACAGTCAGATATGACCAAGACCCCATAACCAAGCTCCACAATGTTGACATTATAAGAGCTACCATTACTTATGAGGATGGTAAAACTGAGCAATTTGAATATCCTATTGGTGATCATATTAAGATTTTTACCAAAAGAGAGGAAGTTGAGATAGTAAAAGAAGAACGGAAGAAAATGAAGATGGATAAAGGTATGGTATATAAAGCTAAATCCATTAAAGAGGGCGGTATTAAAACAAGGATGGCAGGAGAGCTTACAAATGTGCTTGTGCCAATGAGAGAGAGGTTTTTAGTGCCTATTATAACTATAAAACGTAGGAATGGTCAGGAGTTAGTTCTGCCACCTAGAGTTGTTAATATTTAATATTTATTCATATGAGTGATGACAAAAAGGAAAATGATGATGTTAATGAAAAACATCTTGATTTAATTACAGACAGGGTAACTCCTCTGTTGAAAAGTTGTCTTATTGAGGACATTCGGACAATAGAAACAGCCAATGTTACTACTAGAATTAAATTAATTACAGAACGTGCTTTTGAGGAACTGGAGTTTAAAAATCCGGTAATCAAAGCTGGGTTAAGGGATTTCTTTCTGAAAAAAACAAAAGAATTACTTGAAAAGACTGTAATTGATGCCCATGAAGATGAGAATAAGAATAAAATTGAATCAATAGCTATGGCTATTATCCCTGAAATACTGGATGGTGAGCTTTTTGAGCAGGATTATGAATGGCTTGATAGATATATTGATGGTCAGCTTTTAATGTTTGTGCATAATCTGCTTAAGCATTATTTCAATATGTATTTTCAGAAGATAGAATTTGCTATGATGAAAAATTGGGATGATGCTGAATTGCTGACTTTTGGCAAGGAACAGTCAAGATTCCGAATGTCTGAATTGGATAATATCATAAAAAGTGGGATGGGATTTAATGCGTGGCTTGGTAAAAAAAGAAAAGGTAAGCTTATTTTACGAGAACTCGCTGAGGAATATTGCCAGCTTCTTCATAATAAGGTTGATAAAGAATTTGTGGATGAGGTTGTGGATAAGACACAAGCCTGTGATTGGCATAAGGGGTTCAGGGAATTTTGTCTGGAAAAATATGATAAAAAATAAAAAGAAATTTTTTGATATTACTGAACCAGTATATGGATCATGTGTAAGTGTTTTTGTGAATTGGTCGTTAAAAGAGGTTAATGCGTATTTAAAAAGAAAGGGATTTGATTACAGGGCTGAATTTCATCCGGATAATTTGGCAGGGTGTTTTACGTTTTACCACAAGAAAGAGAAGTTTACTTTTATTACTATCCGAAATTTTGATTGGACAATTGATGCACAAGGAAGTGCGGTGCATGAGTTACTTCATTTTATATTTGATGAATTAGATACTCGTGGACTACCTTTGACAAATCAAAATCATGAGGCATATACTTACTTGTTTACTTATTATTTCAAAAAGCTTTGGAAAGAATTATCTTTTTATGCTAAAAAATAATTTGCATTTATTTTAGAGGTGTGTTAATTTAAAAATACATTCGATTTGCCAGCGTTAAAGGCTTTTAAGTCCTTTTGGGGATTTTTGCGTATATGGATTCGCACCCATGTGTTTTTTTTATTTACTTAATTATATTTATTATGGCTAATTATGTTATACCAGAAACAGCTAAGGACTGGAAAAATGTCAAAGTTGCTTCTAAAACCTTAACTGCTTATGCACAAGGTGAATGGCTAACTAATGATGGTACTAATACTATTCCAGCCACAACTACCACTAAGAGATTAGATGGTATTTGTCAGGATGCAAAATTAGTAACTGAATCAGCAGTTACCCCTGTTAATTGTCTTGTGCCACGAAATCCAAATGCAGGAGTGATTATGGATGTAGGAACAGGTGCAATTGCCAAAGATGACGAAGGTCAGGCTTTTGATCTTGCTACTTCAACCACAGTCAATGCTAGTTCTTCTACTTATAGTCCACTGAAACTCGTTAAGTATTTGACTACTACTAAAGGTGTTTTCGTTCCTAATTATGAAATTGGTGTAAATGCCTAATCTTAATCTTATTTTTTAACAAAATTTTATTATGCCTATAACTTCAACTGTAACTCAAATGTCCTTTACTGAGCTTGCAGACACTACTAAAAGAGTAGTAGCAGATCAGTATAAGGCTGATGAGGGGTTAAATGAGGTAAAATCTTTATATACTGTTGATACCATTCCTAATGGTACAGGTACACAAAGAATTTTTACTTCTTATGGTTCTGATTCATATGCAAATCGCATGGATGAAAGTGCCGATGCCCGACTTAACCAAAGTGTTCAGGGAAAAACCAAGACAATGTATATGTACCGCTTTGGTAAGAATTCTTCTGTTTCTTATATAGCTGATAATTTTTCAAATACTCCAAAGGTAGTTGATGATTTAACAGCTTTGTCTAAATACATTCCTAATAGAATGGCTTTAGACCTTACTCATCGTTTCACTTTTGCAACTGCTACATCCTATACAGATATGGATGGTGAAACTGTTGATACCACTATTGGTGGTGACACTCTTGCTGTTATTTATGCAACTCACACTCTTAATGGTTCTAGTACGACTGTTAGTAATGTGATTACTAATAATCCTCGTTTTTCCAAAGGTGCTTATGAAGTTGCTAAAAATGTTGCTAAGGCTGCATCTCTTGATGAGTTTGGTATTCCTATTACAATGAATTGGAATACAATTGTCACAGCTAATGAGGCTACTACCATTGATGCTGTTGCTATTCTCAAGCGTTCAACAACTGATCCTACTCAGGATAATTCAGGTGTTGTCAATACTCACAAAGGAGAATTCCGGCATGTTATCCTTGTAAAGCTTGATACTGATGCTCAGGGTGCTTATGACACCACAAAGCAGTATCGCTGGTTCTACATGGCTGCAGGTCGTGGAATGGAATATTGTACATTCCGTTGTGGAATTTGGGAAGCAGCTCATGGTGTTGCTGAAGATGTGAATATCCAAAATGACGATAAGACAATGGGTACTCGTGGTTCATGGGGTATTTGCGTTGTTGACTTCAGAGGAATTGTGATGTCAACAGGTCTTGGTGTGTAAAGATAACTAATTTATTTCATCTTATTACCGGAGCAATCTGCAATCTTGCAGAACTCGGTGGGAGGTGGCGGTCAATAAGATATAATCAAAAATATTATGGCAAATTTTAATAAAAATTCTGGTTACGGAAGAATTTTTGCAGATTCTTACCCAGCCAGAGGTGGCGGTAAAACATTTTATGTAGCAAAATCAGGAACTAAATATTATGAACACATTAATCAAATATTAGACCCTGATCCAGAGGGTGATGTGAGGCTTTTTTCTACTGTTGAAGAAGCAATAACAAAGATGAATAGCAGGATTGATTGGTCTGTTAGCCCGTGGGCTGTTGGTGATACATTATATATTTTTCCTGGTACTTATGCTGAGAACCTTACAGCATTGGCTCATGGATGTTATATAATTGGTGTTGGTGATGATGTTCGTGATGGTGAAAATGGTGTAGTAATCCAGCCTGCCAGTGGAGATCCGGTTGATGTTGGTGCTCTGATTAATACTGTTGTTGAAAACATGGGTTTTGTGACAAATGGCACTAATCAAGCATTTGATTGTGCTATTACAAATAACTGTTATTTTAGGAGATGTTTCTTCTCTGGTCCTGCCGAATCAGTCACAGCTACTTATGGTTTTTATACTAATGATTCAGTAAAGACTACATGGGAAGATTGCTGGTTCTGTAATGCAGCCATTGGTCTTGGCTTTGATTATGCTGATGCTAATGATTCTGTTTCTTATGCAAAAATCAAAGATTGTCAAGTAACTGGTTGTGGCACTTCCGGTATTTACACTTCTACTAATTTAGTTGGTCCACATTCTCAAATTATCAATACACATTGTACAGGTGGTGGGCAGTCTACTACTAAACAGTTTGATGATAATTCCAATCTATTTGATGTTGTTATGTCAACATTTGAAGGTACTACAGCCACAGAGGGTGGTCGTTCTTTCAATGGTAGTTATGGTAATGGTGCTCTTATAACTTAATCTTTCTTAATTATGTCCAAAGAAAAAGAACCTAAAAAAAATTCTGGTAAACCTTATTTGGAACGCAGAGAAGCATCTGCTAAAAAAGCTTTTGAAATCATGATAAATGATGTTGAAAAAGCTAAAAATCAATAATATTTAATTATATGGCAGAAAAAAATCATATATGGAGAATCTGTCCAATTTGTAAGGGTACAGGTGATGACCCTACACATGATTACCCATCCCATGAAGTTTCTCGTCAATGTGAGGAATGTGGAGGAGAGGGACAAATTTATTTTGGGATGTTGAAAGCAAGTGGTCCAGAATAATTAAAGATTTGGTCATTTTTCTAAAAAAATTTAATTTTTAATTTTTATTTCAATGAAATATTTTTATACTAATTCAGAGGGTGAACGTGAAGAATATACCCTTGCTGACAATGAAACTATCCAAAAATCTGGTAATCATTATTTAATTTTAGTTGATACCGGAAATGAAACTTATCATAAGGATTTGGTTTTAGAAGGTGAAGAGGAAGAATCCAAAGAGGAGAAAAAAGCTAAAAAAGAAGCTGAAGAATATGAAAAAGGAGTGCAAAAAGCTGAAGAAAAAAGAGTAGCTGAGGCTGAAAAAGAAAAGGCTGAAGCTGAGGAAAAGGAAAAGGAAGAAGCTGAAGCTAAAGCTGAAGAAGAGGCTGAGGCTAAAGCTGAGGCTAAAGCTGAAGTTGATGCTAAAGCTAAAGCTGAAAAGGAAGCTAGAGATGCTAAAGCTAAGGAGGAAGCAGATGCTAAAGCTAAAGAAGCAGAAGAGGCTGGGAAGAAAGCTAAAGAAGTAAAGCCTCCACCTCCAACCACTGATAAATAAAAATAAAAAAACCTAAGAAATATTGATTTCTTATATGAGGGGCATAAGCCTCTCTGTAAGCAATTAAAACAATTTATTCTTTAATTTATATATTATGCCAGATCAACTTTCATATGATTGCATTGGTAATTCTACTACACCAGCCACTTTAACGGCTGCTTATGCAGGTAATACTAAAACCTTGTGTAATAAGCATTTGCCACATCTACATTTAGATGCAATTTATACACCAAAGACAGGTGAAACAGACCGATATGTAGAGGTTCTCGTAGAAGTTAGTAATGATGAGGGCACTACATTCTTCAAAAGAACTGTGCAGTCAAATTCAACTACTGAATCAAAAGTTTATGAAGATAATGATACCGGAGTAGCTTTCATTCTTCCAGGCGACAAGACTAGCACAGGTGGAGTTGCTTATGATTTTGCTTTTGATGATGAAAATGTTATTGGAGATCAGGTTAAAATTTCTGCTAGAGAAAGCGGTTCTTCTAATTTTGGCACACTCTATTTAAGAGCTACATTATCTAACCCTAATTAAAATGAAATTTTTTAAACATTTTTTACTTAGTGTATTTGTTTTTTCACTAAGCTTTTCTGTGGGAGCATACGCACAGAATATGGTTGACAGTGGAGATAATATAGTAGGAATATGGATGTTCAGTGATGATGGCACACAAATTCTTACATCTGATACAGTTGATATTGATTTAGCTGGAAATAATATTGATGAGGTAGGTTATGTAGATTATGGAGAAATAACCACTCCATCTGCTCCTGCTGATAATTTTGGACGGATGTATGCTAAGGATTTCGGAGGGGTAACAAATCCATATTGGCTCGATAAAGATGATACTGAAACCGCTATACTGTTAAGCAGTACAGGTGCACCAATAGATGCTACTTATATCACGCAAACAGCTAATAGTGATTTGACTGCTGAACAGGCATTATCAGCTCTATCCAGTGGTATTATGCGTGTAGCAACCACAACTGGTGTTGTTACATCATTAACAGATTCTTCAGGGATTGCTTCTAATATTTCAGATGAAACAGGTAGCGGAGCTTTAGTATTTGGTACAAGTCCTGCATTATCAACTCCTACTGGTATCATAGCTTCTGATATTGAAATGGGAGAAATCGGTACAGCTACTTATGATGATATACAGGATTGGTCAAATACAACTCAATCTGCTGGTGTGGTCAATGGATTTGCGATTACAGATAGTGGGAGTGGGGAAGTTGATATTGCAGCAGGACAGGGGATTTTAAAAACAACTGATTCAGTTATTGGTGCAAATGTATTTTTTGATTATGCTGGAACTACAAATGTGGCACTTACAGATAATTCAATAAACTGGATATATATTGATTATAATGCAGGAACTCCACAGGCAGGAGTGACAACTGACTGGACTACGCTTGATTTGCATACACAGGTGATTATCGGAAAAGTATATAGGATGAGCACTACTGTTTTTATACAGGAAACTAGACAGGAATTGGATGATGTGGCAAGACGTATAATGCAGATGAATTATGAAAAGGACGGAGCAATAAGAACTTCTGGCATGGTACTTGGAGAAACAGGAACTAGAAATGTGACTGTGACGGCTGGTGTGTTTTATGAAGCATGGTTAAGATTGACTACTTCTGCAATAGATACTTCTGGTGCAGATACTTTTGATGTATGGAATTCAAGTGCTTCAACTACTGCCGATTCTACTGGTGTTTCTCAATATGATAATGACCAATATTGGACAGGTGCTGCATTAGCCTCACTTACGGCTAATAGATATGGAACGAGATTCTTTTATCTTGATGAAGATGGTGGGCTTCATATGCAATATGGTACTTCTAATGCTGTGGCATTAGCAACTGCTGAAAATGAAGCTGTGCCGACACCTCCCACATTTTTAGGAGATTTTGGGATTTATATAGGACGTATTGTTATACAAAAATCTGCTGCATCATCTTTGTTAATAACATCATCTTTTGATTTAGTAGAAACAGGGCAGGTTGTTACGGATCATGGTAATTTAGCTGGGTTGGCTGATGATGACCATACGCAATATGCACTATTGGTAGGGCGTTCCGGTGGAACTACTTTGATTGGTGGTACTGGCTCAGGAGATGATTTAACTTTGCAGACTACAAGTAATGCCTCAAAAGGTAGTTATATTTTTAGTGAATTGACAACTGCCAATGGTCTTATGACAACTGATGGTAGTGGTGTTGTTACTACAACATTAACACCATCCGGTTTAACTTCTGTTGGTGCAACCACATTTACAGGTGCTTTAACTGGTAATGCTTCTACTGCTACTGCACTTCAAACAGCAAGAACAATTGGCGGTACATCATTTGATGGTACAGCTAATATTGCTATTGGAGCTTTGACTTCCACGAATGTAGGAGCTACGACTTCTGCTGAATTTGCTGGAGTTATATCTGATGAAACAGGAACAGGAGTATTAACTTATGCGACCGCTCCTACATTTACAACAAGTATTGATGTGACCGGTGGTGGAGATATTGATGCGGATGGTGTTGATATTGATGCAAGTAATTCTTATGCAGTTGCCAATACAGATATTTTGGCTGATTCTGCTGGTACAATGACACTTTCTAATGTAGATGCTCTTGATGCGACTACTGAAACAACGATTGAAGGGGCTATTGATACATTATCGAATCTTACTACTGTTGGTGCTTTAAATGCTGGTTCTATTACATCAGGATTTACTTCTATTGATACTGGTGCTGGCAATATAGTTACAACAGGGACAATCGGAGCAAGTGGTGCTACTTTGGCAAATGGGGTAGTAGCAACAACACAATCCGCAAACGATAATTCAACAAAAGTAGCTACAACAGCTTACGCTGACAATGCGGCTAGTGGTGGAGGGTCACCTCCTCCATATTTTATGTTGATTAAATCGAATATGTTTCAAGCTGCTTATGATATGGCAAAAGATAACAATGGTGCATCTTCTTATTCTGATGATATAAATTATATACCTGCAAAATGTGATTCCGCTAAAGAGTTTGGTGTTATTGATAGCACAAGCGGAGGGGAGGTGGAGAACAGGACTATAACGGATGACTGGGCGGCTGCGCATAATATTATAGGTTTGGCTAAAATCGGCAGTTATCTATA